ACTATCCATCATCTCGACTGATGCTTTTCCCCAGTCAGATTCTTCAATTGCTTTGCCCATCTGCTTAAAGTTGCTAAGACCTCTCTGTCCTAGCTGAAAGCACATGTTTACCAAGATATGCTGCACTTCTTGAGGCAGATCGTCCCAGTTGTTATAAATCTTCATGCAGCCGCTTATGGCTATCTGTACGTCTTCTTGGAACAATATGTAACAGCGGTCTTCTGTGATGTACTGATCATCAGGAACTTCCTCCCAATTGATGCCAAAAATATCTAAATCTTTCTCTGGATCGGTATCCAGTATTTTATGACCTATTCCAACAGTTGCGTGTAGCTCACTACAAAGATAGACATGAAGGACTTTCCCTTCATCAGCCGAAATTTCTTCATACAGATCTTTAACATCTACAGTCATGTTATTTCTCGCTACTTTTCTTTGAAGTATACGCTTGGCTTCCAAACCAAACAGAGATAAGACCGCCTACACTCACAAAGTAGATTGAACTCATATCCCCTAAAACTTCAGCAGACTTGTCTAATCCTAACAAGTCACTAATAACAACAAGAGAAGGGTAGAGCAGCATTCCAAGGAGGGCCAGCCAGCACATATTTTTCTGGGCATCAGCCTTCTCATGCAAGACCTCTAGCTGCTGGAGCTTTTCTGAGGAAGCTATTTCTGCATCGCTTACCACTCCATCGCCATCTGTATCATATTTGGCGTACTCAGAGTTAGGTTCTAGGTTCTTTGGACTCACGACTAATAGACCTCCGGGGACTTATCCATCTTAATATAGTTCACTACAAAATGGTCTTTAATGTAGCTTGTGGGCTTACCAAGCTCTAAAAGCTTATTATGCCTCCTCATTAGAGGTGGAACCATTGGAACTATGTCTTTCCCATGCCTGTACTGAGTCACCTGAACTGAGTCTAATATTTTTAATCGCCCACATCTGGGTGCGCCAAAGGTCACTATTTCTGTAGGCGGTATCTCATCTCTTGTCATTAACGCGCCAAGAATAAGGGCTACTGCACCACCTAAGCTGTGACCTGTAAGAATAATGTTCTTATGGTCGATATCTTCTTCTAAGCAAACCGAAGTCACTTTGTTGACTAGTCTTCTGCTGGCTTTAAGGAATCCCGCTGGACACCAACCTAGCTCTCTAGTCCAAAGAGGCAGGATACGCATATCTCGCAAAGCGTCTTTAGGCTCGTCAGTACCTCTAAAAGCAAACACATTACCCTTTACAAGAACTTCAATATTGGCTTCTTCAAAGCTACTTTCTTGATAGCTTTCACCACATATTCTACTTAGCTCTTGATGGGTAGGCATTATTTAATAGCTCTCTCTTCTGGAGGTCTGCTGCAATCTACATGGTCAGAGCTTCGCTTGATCTTAAACTCTCCATTCAGGAAAGGAATAGTGCTAGGGACTTCAAAGCTGTACTCTCGCTCACCGCACACGCTCAGTGAAGAGCATCCGGTAAGAGTCAAAAAGCTAACTAAAAGTAGGTATTTCATACGCTCCTTATAATAGGGGCCGAAGCCCCACCCTTTATTTTTCTATATTACTAATTACTGACAGCACATGGGCTAAATTTAGTGCGGCTTGCGTAAATCGTAAAGCATCTGCCGATTCAGTGTCCTTCGTGATTTTACTCGATAACACCTCTATTGCGGCTTCTGTTACTTTTTCCATTAGGTTCTACCTCTAACGTGCTGGCTTTTAATGGGGGCCAACTTACCCATAATTATTTAAATAGTTCTGTATCTTTCGTAACCATTTTTGGCAAACAATAAGCAGATATGTTTTCTTGCCATATATAAGACTGCTTGTTTGGCCCTGATTCACCACGCTCTATAGCTCTGGCAAACTGATTGCATCTGTACACATTCTCAAACAACATATCGTCAGTGCTTACTGTTTCCCCGTCAACAATAACAACCAGTAGGAATACCATGATCACGGTTGACGATACATCCATATCCCTGCTACCAAGAAAACCATAAAACAAACCCAAGCAAAAATAACAGTGCCTATCAGTTTCATTGTTTTTTTGAACTCAATCCTACGTCTTTTAATAATCCGTAGTTCTTTTTCGTGAGCGTACCTGCTTTCCTCCATGCGTTTTTTGATGCTCGTATACAAATCAAACTGACCTTGCATCATACAAATGTCTTTAAGCTGCTGGTCAAAATTAGCTAATTGCCGCTTCGCTGACTCCATTTTCAGAGCTTCTTTGTAGCTCATGGCCCCGGCTTTAGCTTTTTCTACAGAGTTATATTTTTCGTCTGCCTCTGCCCAGCTTCCTAATATAGTGTCTAAATTGCCTTTTCCTTCTTTAACGGTAGCTATACCATCGTTAAGTGCCTTTAGCGCAGACAGAACGGCGACTACTTCCCCTATCATTAGAGGTATCTAGCTAAGAATACAGACGCCAAGATGAATGGATACACGCCCCATATAGATATCTCCATTCGATCCATGCGCTGAGAGCCTCGTTCTAGCCTAGTCTCTATGTGATCCCAGCGTATCTTGCACTCTCTTTCATGTGCGCGAATCTCCGCTAATGCTTCTGAGTCTTTCATAAGCTACCGCTACTAGCGGCCTGCCAGCCAATATATGTCTCCGGTAGCAGCAGAAGCTGCTTTTGATATTGTAAATCCATCAGCGTCAAAACTAGCTATAGAGCCTATAGCTTGATTTAAAGACACATCAAGGAAGTTATAAAGACTGCCCTCCGCTGAATTTATAAACCCCGGTGCGCCGCTCTCATTTCGCACCATTCTAAAGTGAGCGCGAGTGCTTCCTGCGTTTTTAAAACCGCTCATTACGGTGAGGTTTGACGAACCCACATAAACGCCAGTTATTATGATCCAATTAGGTTTAAACCCTACGCCTGTAACAGATTGATTGCTCGACGCTGTACTAATGGTTGTATAACCAGCAAAGGAAGAAGGAACTCCCCCAGCTTTTAATGCTGATAAATTAGCCATATTTTTCTCCTAGCTCATTGGCATCCAGCCATACGTTGTTCCGGTATAAACCAGAGTCCCCGCATAACCTTTAATGTCGATAGCGCCATCAGCGGCAGCGTTGAATAATTTAGATGAGTTTCTCAGGAGCGTTGCTGAGTTAACGTCGAATGTGCTGTTTACGTCCATAAACCCTACCTGATTTCCTACAACAGGAGAGGCAGGCAACGTGATATTAAAACTAGCAGAGCTGGTGTTAATCATATAGCTTTTCCCTGAAACGGCGGTAAAAGCAGACGTTTTAGCAGTAGGATCTAAAGTTATTGTTGCGCCCAACCCGTCTATAAGGGCCAAAGCATCAACAACAGCCGCGCCGCCTCCGGCCCCGTCAAGGTAAACTGCTTTAGTTTTTCCTGTAGCTATAAGAACATTTGCGCCGCTACCTTGGCTGATGTTAATTGACTGAGCGCCGCTTGTAGCGTTTTCTATCCACATCAACCTAGAATTTGTATTTGGCCCAACAGTCAATACTCTTGTTGCGGTTAAATCAACTCCGCTGGTAACTTTTAAATAAATAGACCTTGCCGCATCAGAGGTTCCATCATTTACAGTGGTAGTTTGATCTGCATTAGCAGGAAAGCAGTTTAAAGCCCCATAACCCAGAGCCTCTCCAATCAACTCTAAGTTGGTATTTGTGGATGCTCCCCATGTTCCTGACTCTTCACCAGTAGCAATTTCTTTTAGCCTTAAATTATTTACATATGTAGCTGCCATGCTTTACTCCTAATCTTGTTCGGGCCAGTTCTGTGCCTGCATAACTGCTTGCAGAGCATCAACGTCTGCTGCGCCAGCAATCGCTGCTTCTAGTCTAGCGCACTCTGTTACGACTGATGAGCGGTACGTCACTGTAGTAGAGGGTATAGCCACGGAACGCTCGGCCTTACGGATAACCATCCAATCTGTGCCAGCTAATGCGCTGTTGGCCTGAGACTTTATTTTATTCTTGAAGGTGTATTTGAGTCCTCTAGTGATTAGCTTCTCGCTAGTGTCTACCATTGCTCCGTCATCGCCTTCATCTGGGTCATAGACTTGCACATACAACTGATTGCCGTCTTTGTCTACAGCGTCAACGTCTTCGATTGCCATAGCGGTGTTTGTGAAGCCTTGAGTTGGCACACCACTCACAAGCGTCACATCGCCTTGTGTAACGTAATAATACTGACGGTCTTTCTCCTCTGCGTTGACGATATCTTTTAGGCCATTAGCTGTCTTAAAGTCTGCGTCAGCTATTCCGCCGGGGAAGCTGGTGTTTGGAAACAACTGCTTCAGCGTACCTGTGGACTCTATCGCCCCGTCTGTGATCTTTGCGTACATATTATTCTCCTGCGTTAGTGGGCGTTAGCGTACTTGAAGGGCGACTCTGCAAAGGCCATATAGAGGTAAACGCCATTGTTAGTACTAACGTCATTTCCAGTATTTCTAAACTTAAAACCATTGCTTAAGAAATCTACCTTGTAACTAGTAGTTTCAGCTTGAGGCTCATTTGCATAAACTTCTTTATTTACCTCGTTAAAAGGACTTCTTGCGTTATCAAACATTGTCCAGTATGCAGTAGCATCGGTTCTTTTAACCATCACAAAAGCAGGCTTGAAACCTAAATTAACAAATGGCCCATCCGTAGAAGATCCATCTCCGGTGTAAACGCCAATTTTGCTGAAGCCCGGTTTTGAGGCAAAGCAGTAGGCAACCATCGTAATACCATTACCAAGACCCCAGTTAGGAAAAAACGAAGAGGTTAAGTTTCCGTAACTGCCGGAATTATTGCTCTTTGCGGCATTTGTGTTTAAAAGTAAAGAATCATTTGATCCGTCAATAGCTGTTGTCCAAGTATTCCAATTACCGGAAGTGCTACGGGCTTTATAAAAAATAATTTCAGGGGCAACACCCAAACCATGAGGGATAGTTGCTGTATTAGATCCAGTTGCAGTCCAAGTAACAACGCTAAACCCAGCGGCTTGATTAGCTGAGACTACTGCGTCTATATCTCCGCTTGTGTCCGTTGACCCAGACCCGTTGGCTTTCCAGCTCCAAGCAACGTAAGTATTGCTATTAGCATTAACTGCGGCATTAGTGCCAACAGTAAAACCAGTTGAGG